CGGGCGGCATCATCACGACCCCGAAAGCCGTCGGGGATACCGGCATTCAAAAGATGCTGGCGGGCTGGAGGGCGGCGCATGAAGGCGCCGACAACGCCGGCAAGACGGCGATACTCTGGGATGGCGCGCAGTTTCAACCGCTCGCGCTCAAGTCGACCGATGCACAATTTGCCGAGCTCTGGCGCTTCGTTATTGAGGAGATTGCCCGGAGCTTCAACATCCCGGCGCCGATGATCGGTGATCTCTCGCGAGCGACGTGGTCGAACAGCGAACAAAAGGGCCGCGAGTTCCTGAGCTACACCTTGGAACCCTGGCTCCGCGCGCTGGAGGGCGCGCTCCGGCGCGCACTGCTCAATCCGATTGAACGCCAGCGCTACGACATCCGCTTCGATCGAGACGACCTGAGCCGCGCTGATCTTCAGACACGGGCGACCGCTATCTCGTCGCTGATCTCAGCGCGCGTGCTCAATCCGAACGAAGCACGAAGCTGGCTTGATCTCGAGCCCTACGAGGGCGGCGACGAGTACGCGAATCCGCACACTGGCTCGAGCCAGCCGACCGCGCAGGACGCGCCGCGGGAGGAACGCGATGCAGCTTGACGACATCCTCACCAACATCGCCGACCAAGACCGCGGCCGCGAGTGCGAGCTCGTCGACCCGGTCGACGGAACGCCGACCGGCATCCGTTTGTGGATCGTTGGACCGGACAGTGCAACTGCGCACCGGGCCCGTCTCGCGCTCGCCGACGAGCTCGCCGAGATGGCGGATCACAACGGGCGCGTTTCAGCAGAGAACCGCGAGAAGGCCCGCCTGAACTGTCTCGCCCGCCACGTCATCCGCTGGGAGGTCAGTGAGGCCGGAGTGCCCGTCCCGTTCAGCACCGCCAACGTGCTGCGGCTTCTGAAAGTCCACTGGGTCGCCGAGCAGATCGACGCTTTCGCCAGCGACCGCGCAGCGTTTCGAAGGGGCCCGTGATGGAGAGGATCGAGATCAAAGCCGCGCTCACGGTCGACGACGCCGGAGCCATCACGGGTATCGCATGGCCCTTCGGCTCGCCGGATCGCGTCGGTGACGTGATCGAGAAAGGCGCATTCGGAGCGCCGACGAAGCTGCCGATGCTCTACCTCCACGACCAAGGCCAAGCTGTCGGGGTTTGGGACAGCGTGAGCGAGACTGCGGCCGGCCTACAAGTCAAAGGCCGCCTCTTGATCGACGACGTGGCTCGTGCGCGCGAGGTGCGAGCTCTCGTCCGCGAAGGCGCAGTCACCGGCCTTAGCATCGGCTTCACCGCCCGCAAAGCGGCTGCGCGCCCGGGAGGCGGCAGGACGATTACAGCGCTCGACCTTCACGAGATCAGCGTCGTTCCGGTTCCGGCGCATCCCGGCGCACGGATCACGTCAGCCAAGTCCGCACGCGCGGACGCAACAAAGGGGTCCAGCATGGACGACCACAAGACGGAGGCCGCGCCGGACTACGCGGCGCTCGAGACGAAAGTCGCCGACCTCACTGCCGAAGTGAAGTCGTTCAGCGCGATCACCGAACGGCTCGACAAGCTCGAAGCGCGGCAGAACCGCCCGGCCGGCAACGGCGGCTCTGAGGCCAGCGACGCCGAGCTCGTGCGCAAGGCATTCAGCAACTACCTGCGCCTCGGCAACCAGACGCCAGCGGACGAGCTCAAGGCTCTGACGGTCTCCAGCGACCCGCAGGCGGGCTATCTCGCGCCTGCTGAGCTTTCGAGCGAGTTCATCCGCGACCTCGTCGAGTTCAGCCCGATCCGCCGTGTCGCCTCCGTGCGCACGACCAGCGCGCCATCGGTCAACTACCCCAAGCGCACCGGCATCACCAATGCGCAGTGGGAAGGCGAGCTCGAAGAGTCTGCGGAGTCCGACGTCACTTTCGGTCAGGTCGAAGTGCCGGTCCACAAGCTCAGCACCTTCGTCGACATCAGCAACGAACTGCTCGCAGACAGCGGCGGCGCTGCTGAAGCAGAGGTCCGGCTCGCGCTGGCTGAAGACTTCGGTCGCAAAGAGGCGGTGGCTTTCGTCAAGGGCTCAGGCGTGAAGCAGCCCGAAGGGCTGATGACGCACCCTGACATCGAGCACACGGTCAACGGTCACACGACGAACCTGAACACCGACAAGCTGATCGAGCTTATGTACGCGCTGCCGGGTGCCTATCGAAACGCGCCGGGCGCCGCATGGGCCATGAACTCCAGCACGCTCGCCGCCGTGCGCAAACTGAAGAACGGCACGACTGGCGAGTATCTCTGGCAGCCCGCCCTCGTCGCCGGCCAGCCCGAAACGATCCTCGGCAAGCCGGTGCTCGAGTTCGTCGACATGGACGACATCGGCGACGGCAAATTCCCAATCATCTTCGGCGACTTCGGCGCCTACCGCATCGTCGATCGCGTAGCGCTGTCGGTGCTGAGCGATCCCTACACGCAAGCGCGAAAGGGTGTCACCCGGCTGCATGCGACCCGCCGGACCGGGGGCCGTGTGCTGCAGGCGGCTCGCTTCCGCAAGCTGAAGACCGCAACCGCTTAACGCCGGGCGCAGAAAGGAACCATCACCATGATGCGTGATCTCTACAGCAACATCAGCGCCGTTCAGGCGATCGCTCCGGCGGTGCAGACGGACGACGTCGACAGCGACGCGATCGACCTCAACGGGTCGAAGGCAGTTGCTTTCATCGTGAACACCGGCGCGATCGCCGGCGACGGTGACTTCGGCGTGGAAGTCGAGGAAAGCGATGCGTCGAATAGCGGCTTCACTGCCGCGGACGCTGCATTCGTCGACACCGACGCCCCCGACACGCTCGAAGAGAACAGCACCTATCGCCTCGGCTACCGTGGCAACAAGCGGTATGTCCGCCTCGCTTTGACCAAGGCCGGCGGCACGTCCCTCGCCCTTGGCGCGGTGGCGGTGCTCGACCCGCTCGACAGGCCGGTGGCGTGATGCCTCGCGCCGCGCCTCGTCTGTGCGGCTGCGGTTACAAAATCGCCTCCGGCTCTTTGTGCCCGTGCGAGCGCCAGCGCGCTCGCCAGCGCAAGGCCAAAGCCGACGCGAACCGGCCGACTGCACGCGAGCGCGGCTACGACAGCAGGTGGCAGAAGGAGCGCGCCGCGTTCTTGCACGAGCGCCCGTACTGCGAGCGGGTGATGCCAAGCGGGGAACTCTGCGGCCGACGCGCAACGGTGGTCGATCACGTGTTCCCGCACAGCGGGGACCAGCGGCTTTTCTGGGACCGTCGCAACTGGGCCCCGCTATGCCGGACGTGCCACAGCGGCTGGAAGCAGTCCGAAGAGAAGCGAGCGCCCTTGCCATTCATTCACTAAGGAACCTGAACCATGATTTTCGCAACGGCAGGAACGAAACTCTACATCGGCGGCGTGCTCGCCATGCAGTCGGCCGACTTCAAAGCCTCCGACTTCGAAGGCGAAGACTGGAAGGAGATCGGCGGCCTCGAGTCCCTTGGTACGATCGGCGACACGTCTGAGGAGATCGCAGTCAATCTCATCAATGAAAGCCGCACTAAGCGTCTCAAGGGCCCCCGCAACGCTGGCTCGATGGAGATCGTCTTCGCACTTAACGGCGAGGACGAAGGCCAGCTCGCTCTCATCGCTGCGGAGAAGACACGAAACGACTACGCCTTCCGCCTCGTGTTCGACGATGCGCCCGCAGGCGGCACGCCAAGCGAGAGACTGTGGATCGCAAAGGTCGGCTCACTCACTGAAGCCTATGAAGGCGCCGACGCGGTGATCCGGGGTAACGCCACGTTGTGGATCAACTCAAACATCGTTCGCGTCGCCGCCGCTGAGCCATAACAGGGGGGGGGTGGTCGCCAACTTTCGCCGGGCCGATGGGACCGGCGCGGGTACCGTCGCGCATGATCCGGCTGAAATGGGCCTTAGTATGGACCTCGAAACGCTCAAAGCGCACTGCAATGTCACCGGGAACGCTGATGACGCTGTTCTGACGCGGCTGCTCGATGCCGCGCAGCGGCAAATCGAGCGCATGCTCGGCTATGCGCTCGACGATCAGGACGAACTGCCCGACGGTGTTCCGGCGGATCTCGAGCACGCCATCTACCTGCTCGCGGCGCACTACTACGAGAACCGCGAGGCCAGCGTGATCGGTGTCAACGCCGCTCCCCTTCCCTTGGGCGTCACTGAGGTGATCGCGGAGCACCGACGTTACACATTCGGGCTTAGCAATGGCGAATGACGGTGGAATTGGCCGCCTACAGAAACGCCTTGCGGCGATCCCGGCGGAGGTGAAGCAGGCGGTACAGCCGACGCTACTCAGGCAGGCGGAGGCGATGGCGGCGACGATGCGCAGCTTCGCCCCGGTCGATCAGGGCGACCTCAAGGAGAGCATCACGGTGACGCCAGCCGGTCAGCAGACGCCGGCCTACAGCCAGCCCGGCGGCTCGATGACGGTCCCTGAGAACGCGGTGGCGATCACGGTCGGCAACACCGATGTCAGGTATCCTCACCTGCAGGAGTACGGGACCAGCAAGCACCCTGCGCAGCCCTTCTTCTGGCCGGCGGTTCGCCTTCACCGCAAGAAGGCCACGCGCTCGATAAAGAGCGCGGTGGGTCGCGCGGTCAAAAAGCATTGGGGCAAGCCGTGAGTGCCGATCTCGCTGTGCAAAAGGCCATCCGGTCGCGCCTTGTCTCCTCGGCGGCGGTGACGACGCTCGTGCCAGCCTCGTCCATCGTCGATCGTCATGCGCGGCCGGCGCCCGATCCCTCGATCGTCATCGGTGAGGGCCAGACGCTTGTCGGTGACGACCTGCAGCGCCATCAGCAGCGCGTGGTGCTCGATCTCCACGTCTGGAAGCGTGAGCAGAGCACGATCGGCGTGAAGGCGATAGCGGGCGCTGTGCGGGCTGCGCTGCACGCTTCTCGGCTGACAATGGACGCCGGCTGGCACTGCGCTGATTGCTTCGTATCGCATATGCGATACCTGCGCGATCCTGATGGCGAGACCAGCCACGCCGTTGTCACGGTCGAGACCCTTGTGAGCGAGGTGGTGCTATGAGAGCCGGCCGTCTCGACCGCACCATCACGCTGCAGGCGCTCTCGTCGACCGTGGACGAGTACGGATCGCCGGCCGAAAGCTGGACCACGCTCGCGACGGTGCGGGCTCAGATTGTGCAGGCTTCAACCGAGGAGTCCCTGCGGCGGTACGGCGAGACGGACAGCTTGGTTGTCGTGTTCCGCATCCGGTGGCTGAGCGGTGTGACGACGGATCACCGCATCCAATACGAGGGCCGCAACTTGAACATTCGTGAGGTGAAAGAGATCGGCCGGCGCAGGGGGCTCGAGCTTCGCTGCGAAGAGGTGCGATCATGAACTTGCATCAAGTATTTGCTTGTTCGCGCCTGGGCGCTGGCCGTGCATCGGCCATGCCTCACTTTATTGCATCCCTTTGGGGGACGCAATGAAGGGCGCCAAGCCGCATATGCAGGTCGCGCGCGACGCGCTGACCGCGGTCCCCCGCGTTCCCGGCTGGCTCAGCGAAGAGGCGCGTGCAGAATGGCGCCGTATCATGCCGCTGCTTGTCGAGCGTCGCATTCTCACAGACAGCGACCTCGCAATGGTCGAGGCGTATTGCGTCGCCATCGGCCGGGTGCGCGCGCTGGAGCGCGCCATTCAGAAGGCCGACGAGATCGACGCGGGCATGATCCGGCTGCAGGACAAGCTCATTCAGACGGCTCGTCAGCTTGCGGCAGAGCTTGGGCTGACGCCGGTATCGCGCAGCCGGCCGACCATGAGGGAGAGCGCTGACAATGACTCGCCGCTCGACCTCTGACACCTACCCGTCGTGGATCTTCAGCGACGCGCCAATCCCTGACCCGCTTGGCTATGGCGAGCGCGCAGTCACGTTCCTGCGCCGGCTGCGCCACCCGAAGAACCCGGCTCGCGGCCGTCCCTTCCAACTGGACCCATGGCAGGAGCGCATCGTCCGGCGCATCTACGGGCCCCGTCACGAGGACGGCCGCAGGATCGTCGAGACCGTTTGCTTGCTGCTGCCCCGCGGCAACCGGAAGACCAGCTTAGCGGCTGCTCTGGCGCTTCTGCACACCTTGGGCCCTGAGCGCCTTCCCGGTGGCGAGGTGCTCTTTGCCGCATCGGACAAGAAGCAGGCTGCGATCGCCTTTCGCGAGGCGCTGGGCATCGTGCGCGCAGATGCGCGCGTAGAGCGCGAGGTCCGCGTGTCAGATGCGGTGAACACGGTGAAGCGGATCGTGTTCAAGCGCGACGACACCTTCCTCGAGACGATCAGCAGCGACGCGGGCACGCAGCACGGCCGCACGCCGACCTTTGCGCTCGTGGACGAACTGCACGCTTGGAAGAAGCGCGACCTGTGGGACGTGATCCGTTCCGGCCTCCCGAAGACCCGCAACTCGCTTCTGGTGGTCGCCAGCACCGCCGGACGCGGGCAGGAGAACATCGCATTCGAGATCGTGGACTACGCGCGCAAGGTAGCCCGTGGCGACATCGACAATCCCGCCTTCCTCCCGATCCTGTTTGAAGCGCCGGCGGATGCTGACTGGACCGACGAAGCCCTATGGCACGCGGTTAACCCGGGACTGGCGCACGGTTATCCAGACATTGAAGCCCTGCGCTCGCTCGCGCGCGAAGCGCGAGACAGGCCGGGTGATAGAGACGCGTTCAGGCAGTTCCACTTGAACACTTGGCTCGACCACTCGGCGGCTCCCTTCGTCGAGATGAGCATCTATGACGAGGGCAGCGAGCCCTTCGACGTCGAGGACTTCGCCGATCGCCCGTGCTGGCTCGCGGTCGACCTGTCGAGCAATTCGGATCTCACGGTGGTCGTGGCCTGCTGGCGCGACGACGACGAGACCTACTTCGTGCACCCGTGGTTTTTCTGCCCGGCGGACAACCTCCGCAGGCGGGCCGATCGCGACGGCGTGCCGTACCCCTCATGGGCGGATGAGGGCTTCATCATCCCGACGCCGGGGAACGTCGTGGACTTCCGCATGGTCGAAGGAACGATCCGCGACCTGTGCGACCGCTTCGACGTGCGGGAGATCGCCTTCGACCCGCACCTTGCTCGCAACATGATGAGCAACCTCGCCGACGACGGATATCCCGCTGTGGAGATGCGGCAGGGCTGGGTGACGATGGCGCCAGCGATCAAGGAACTCGAGCGAGCCATCATTGGCCACCAGTTTCGCCACGGCGGACATCCTGTGCTGCGGTGGAACTTCGAAAACATCGCGGTGGAGACCGACAAGGCCGGGAACAAGAGCTTTCATAAGGGCAAGAGCCGCGACCGGATCGACGGCGCCGTGGCTTGCGCAATGGCAGTGGCGCGGGCGGCGGCCGGCGACAGCATGGTCAGCAGCTACGACTCGGCGTCCGACAACTTCGAAGAGTGGGCATTCGTCTGATGGCTGAAACCGACGGTGAACGGCTGGTCGTGCTGCTCGAGGCCCGCATCCGCGACTTCGAGCGGAACCTGCAGAAAGCGAGCGGCACGGCGACGCGATCTTACGATCGCATGCGTCGGGACAGCAGATCGGCCACGCGGGCGATGGAGCAGGACATGGTCCGCTCCACGACGCGGATCAATCAGGCGCTGGCAGCCACGTCGACGCGCATCGGCGCGATGGCACGCGCGAATGCGATGGCAATGGCTGGCGGCTTCGGCTTCGGTGCTCTTTTCGGTGGCGGCCTCGTCGCCTCTGTTCAATCGGTGACGGCCGAACTCGCGAAGCTGGGCGACACGGCACAAATGGTCGGCGTTAGCGTCGAGGAGCTTCAGAAGCTGCGCCACGGCTTTGAGGACACGGGCGTTGCTGCGGACCAGACCGATACCGCCCTGCGCCGGTTCGCTCGCCGCATCGGTGAAGCCGCCAACGGCGGCGGGCAACTGCACGACGTGCTGAAGGCGAACAACGTCCAACTGCGCAACGCGGACGGAACCATGCGCTCGCAGGTCGAGCTCCTGCGAGAGTACGCTAACCTGATCCAGAACGCCGGCTCACATCAGGAGCGGCTGTCGCTGGCGTTCAAGGCGTTCGACGTCGCCGGCGCCAGCATGGTTCAAGCCCTCAGCGGTGGAGCGGCCGGCATCGACCAGATGATGCGCAATGCCGAGGCCGCGGGAGTGGTGATCGACGCGGACCTCGTCAAGAAAGCCGCCGAGCTCGACAAGCGCTTCAACGATGTCTCCCGCACGGTCGGCACCGCGCTCAAGACCGCCATCGTGGCTGCGGCCGGTGCCCTCGAGGACTTCCT